TCACTTCGCGGTAAGCGTTCTCCTCCAGCAGTTTGACAATCGGCTCAGACTCCAGTGTCAATGTGCGGGCGATGGCGGCCTGCTGGTCTTCGGGGTATAGCGACACCAGCGTGGCTTTGCGCTCCGCCAGGAGGATTTCGTAATCCAGTACCTCCACCACGTCGGGGGCGGGTAACTGGCTCAGGTCGATAGTTGCCATAATTCAGCTCACGGGTAAGGTTAAGTAAATGGCGGCGGACGTGTCTTTGCGGGTGCCGGTGAGTTCAACCACTGCTTTCCCGTCGAACGTCGTTTCAAAAGTGATGCCGGTCAGGGTTACGCGTGGCTCCCACTTGAGGATCGCGCTGTAACAGGCCGCCATGATTTGCAGGCGCAGCGCCGCGTTCTGCGGTCGGTCAGTCAGCTCAGACAGCAATGAACCATAGTCACGGCGCATGACGCGGGAACCGACGGGCGTGCGCAGAATGTCGCTGACCGACTGCTGAATATGTGCCAGGTCTTCGACGCTGCGCCCCGTATCGCGAGCCAGGCCGATGTATTTCGCGTTAGTCATTTTTGAACAATAAATAGAGGCCAATAACACCCACCAACCACCAGCCAGGCGTCCCGTTTGCCAGCATGACGCCCGCTGTCGTTGCTGCGAAAACTGACAGAAAAACGCTTAAATTCTTACTCATACAATCCTCTTTATGTTGTCGGTGTACCGGAACTGCCGCCGCCCGTCTGGACGCCACTGTGTTTATGGGTATGAACAACGATGCCGTTTGACGTAATGCTCCCGCCTGAATGGGTGAGGTTGCCGGTCATGGTGCCGCCCTTTTTAATCTCGATGGTGCCGGTGGTGAGTTTGTTAGTGCAGACCACTTCCGGCGTGTCGAGAGTGATGCGGGTTTTCGCCGTGCAGGTGATCAGCGGAGCGGTCACCGTCACCTTATCGGCGGCGTTTACCGTAGCGGACTTGATGCCGGTTGCCAGCAGCGCGCCTGTTTTCGGTTCGTACTCAATTACCGCACCGTCAGGGAAAGTGACGTTTACGGCATCGGCTGACGCCGACGGCGCAGGAAATTCATCAGAAAAAACGGCGGGCATCACAAAGGCGGTATCCAGCTCACCACCCAGGCAGAACAGCAGAACCTGTTCACCGATAGACGGCGCCCACCAGGAACGGGAGCGCCCTGCGCGGGAAGTCAGCCAGTGCAGCCAGTCGGTGACGTTGCCGCCGGTGTTCACGCGACAGGTGCCCGCATCTAAATCCACCTCGGCAACCGTGCCAATGCGGATCAGATTGCGCAGCAGGCGCGGAATGTCGTTCTTTGGGATGGAAGTATTCATGCATAAAAGAATGCCGACCTGTCAGGCGGCATACAATTTGAGGCGGGTTGTTGATGCAACGCACAACAGCGTAAAAGAAGGATAACTAAAAATAGGAAAAGCATTGAGTTTGATATAAAACAACTTATGAAATTACTTATCGCAGCAGAAGAAAGAGGGAATCATGCTAAAAAGAATCAAAGAAATTAAGAACATGGCAGTTTACAAAAACTTTGGATGGGATAAGGAGGTTCGAGATAGGAAAGGAAATAATATAATGGATTTCAAACTGATTAACATTATATACGGGAGAAATTACTCCGGGAAAACCACCTTATCTCGGATTGTCAGATCCATGGAAACTGGGGTTATTTCAGATAAATATGACTCCCCTCAATTTAAAATTGAATTTGAGGGGAGTAGAAAGATAATTTCTCAAGATAACATGAGAGATCACCCATATGATATTAGGGTTTTTAACGAGGATTTCATCAAAGAAAACTTAAAATTTATATCTAACCCTGAGGACGGCATCACTCCTTTTGCAATCCTAGGAGATGATAACATTCGTCTAGAGAAAGAAATTAAAAAATTAGAAGAAAAAAATAACGGAACAGAAGAAACCACAGGTTTAAATGCAAAGTTATTTGATATGAACATCGAATTAGAAACCCTTGAGAAAGAACATAAAAAAAACACTGATGATTTAAATGTTAAGTTACGCGGCAAAGCAAATGATGACATTAAAGAAAATCCATTTTACGGTGATGTTCGGTACAATATAACTAGAATCGGAGATGATATAAACAAGGTTCTTAAATCAGACTTCTGTCCTTTGGAAGCATATGAAATACCGATTAAAACCCAGCTAATTAAAGAAGATATAAGACTAGAAATCCCTTCGCTAGCTGATTTACATTTGAAACTAGCAGATATAGCTATAAGCGCAAAAACCATACTTGAAAAAGAAATAAAAATCTCCAACCCCATTTCTGATTTGATTAACAATAGCCTCTTGCAGCACTGGGTGAAAACAGGTAAAGATCTACACCAAGGTAAAAGAGAAAACTGTGCTTTTTGTGGCGGCACAATACCTCAAGATTTGTGGGACAAACTCGACAATCATTTTACTCAAGAATCAAATGAACAAGAGTCAAAGATTAAAGCATTAAAATCAGAGATAGAACATGAAATATCTCAATATGAGAATAAGATTTTCTTTTCCAGTTTACCTTTTTATTCTAATTTCAAAGAGAAAGTAGAGTTAATCGCAAAGGATATCAACAAACACTTTGGTCAATATATTTCCAACTTGAAAAGTATAAATAAATCCTTAGATAAAAAATTAAAATATGTACACCCAGCGCAAGAACTTCCAATTTTCAAAGATAATTCTTTAGAGATTTATAAACTTTTTGAAGAGTATGAATCGTTAAGATTGGAGTCTAACTCCTTTACTGAAAATTTAACGGCGTCAAAGGCAGAAGCTAAAATTGCTTTGCGAATGACCGATATTCATACATTTGTTACTACCATTGATTATTCTGGTTGCTTAGAAAAGATTAAATTAAAAGAACAATCCATACAACAACAAAAGACTCTAATAAATAACATTAGTTCTGAAATAAAGGAAAACAATAATCTAATAGATAGATTGAAATTGGAGATTCAAGATGAGAAAAAAGGTGCTGAGAAAGTTAACTTATACTTAAGTAATTATTTCGGGCACGACACTTTAAAATTATGTGCCGTAGCAGTTGAGACAGGGTTTAAGTTCGAGGTTATGCGGGGGGATGAAAAAGCGCACCATCTTAGTGAAGGTGAGCGTAGTTTATTAGCATTTTGCTATTTCATGGCAAAACTGGATGATTTAGCTACGAGAGATAAAAAGCCCATCGTATGGGTCGATGATCCAATTTGCAGCCTAGATGCAAATCACATATTTTTTGTATTTAGTCTAATCAGTAATGAGTTAATTAAGAAAGTAAGATTTTCACAAGTTTTTATCTCTACTCATAATTTAGATTTTTTAAAATATTTAAAGAAAATTCCTGGTTCTTCAGATAAAAAGAAGGCTAACTATTTTATAGTTGAAAGAACAGGTGAAAATAGCAGCATCAAAGAAATGCCATCTTACCTAAAAAGTTATGTGACCGAATTTAACTATCTTTTCGAACAGGTTTATAAATGTGCCAATGTAGATATAGTTGGTGAAAATGTTCAAGATGTTTTTTATAATTTTGGTAATAACGCTAGAAAATTCCTTGAAACCTTCTTGTATTATAAATACCCTAATGCTATTGAAAATGATGATAAATACGATCGATTCTTTAATGATCAAGAAAGTGGTGCAACCTTCCTATATCGAATATTAAATGAATATTCGCACTTGGATGGGGTTTTAGAGCGAGGTGCGGTACCCATTGAAATTCCTGAAATGAAGACTACAGCTCAATATATTTTATCGAAAATAAAAAGCAATGATGAGGAACAATATACGGCCTTGCTTAAAAGCATCGGCGTAGTTGTTTAAAACCAAGCCCCTATTGAACTGGTAAATTAGAATAGGGGCTTGCAAAGTACATCATAAATTCATTACTTCACAGAAGCCCATACTTTCATCAATTCATCTTCCACAATCTTCATATCCCCCGCGTCCAGTCCTAACAACGGGCGCGCCGGATACTGCATTTCTTTTGCACGTACAGACGGGCGATCCCGCAGCCCGTACTGATGCACTTTTGCCATCCGTTGCACCTGTCCGGTGAATTCCACCACCGCGTCGTCAGCGGTGCCTTTGGCTTTCATATATTTAGCAGTGCGCAATCGGGCAAACATCTCCCGCTTAATACGGCCTTTCTTTGCCCGCAACGGCTGCGGACGTCGCGGCGTGAATGGCTGCCCTTCTGGCGTGACCTGCTGCTTAATGCGCTGCTGCTGATGTTTGCGCAGACGCTTCGCAATGGTCGCCGCCATCGCCTTCCGGCTTTGCGGTGACAACGCGGCAATCAGCCCCGCCAGGCGGCTATCAAACGCTGACAGCTCACTCATGCCACTGACTCACTAACTCGCCGTGCAGATACAGTTCACGCGGCCTTTCTACAGGTTCAGGCAGCGGCGGTTCAGGGAAATGCTCCACATACAGACCGG